TCACATCGAAGTTTCTGCGGACTATGGCTTTTATCAAAAAATAATGAATCAAAGTCATAATCGGAAAACATAGACCTGAACCCATCGGCGCGAACATGTTCGCTTTAAATACCAATGGTATAGGGTCTTTACCGAGCTCCTCACGTTTAGGATTACCTGCAAGTATTGTTGTTGCTAACTCGCTTAAAGCGTAATCCGGACCTAGAAAGCTTACTTTCTCCGTGGAAACTGCCATCAAAGGATCACACAATAAAGTATCTCGCCACATAAAGCTGACAAGCAATCGTGCAATCATGTTCGATGCTTCTGACATGTCGATGGTGGCATTTTCACCACTAACAGATGACTCTAGAGCTAGGCTGGCATTCAGATTTTGATTATCTATCTGAATCCATTGCCTTAGGTCCGAGTTATCTATCTTCCATCTAATCCCAGCGGCAAGAGTCTGTTGAAGGAACTGACTCTCGTTTTCTTCTATGCAGATACCTCTACCTTTGTCCGCATATTTAGGGACAATTTTATAACGGGCAGAGGGTTCAAAGTCGGATGAATTCATTAATCCGACGTTGTGTCGAGCTCGATGATTAACATCTACCAGAAGCGGATAAAACCACTCCGCATATGGCATGACATCATCGTGTTTTCGATATAGGGTTTGCGGCTCGTAGCGCAAATTCCTAGGCGTAGAACTGTTTGTAGCACCAGGACCAGGACGACCTATGAATGAACTATGGTCGAGTCCGAAATCCCGAAAATACTGATTTAAATAGTATCGTGCTAACTGTAATGTTTGGTCAGATTCGTTAAAACAAATCTTCCCCAACTCTACGTCTGAATCATAAAAAGATGTTACGTTTTTAAGATCCTTTTCGTTGCTATAATCTCCTCGAAGTTTTTTGAAGAGATTTGTTATTTGATAAATAGCATCGAACGACAACGTTTTTTTATACGCCCGTTCGTGACACACGAATAGCCCTCGAAGAAATATCGGGAGCTTCTTTCTGGTTTTAAAACCGGAAAAGGTGGTGTTCCCTGATTCTATATAGTCCAAAAAACTTTTGGACAAATCAGGCAGCACTTTAGTAGCGAATGACAACCCTTCATTCAACAGTCGACGATGTACAGTCGATTTATCTCTTAAAAGGTCAACACGGCTTGTGTGTGATGCTACTGCATTATACGCATCCTCGATACATTGATCTAGGACATCCTGAATATTCTTCAGGTCCCCCGTAAGGGGGGTAAGTATGTGGCTGTTACGGTTTCGCATAGCGAAGCTCCTTCCAGCCATGTTGGAGTTTGTCTCCCTCACACATTGCATTATAACTAACGTGGATTTATAGGAACATCCACGCCAGTAGTATAAATAAACTATGCAATGCGATCAGCAAAATTGACGCCAAAACTACTGATGCCAAGTACGAGCTTATGGAAGGAGATCGAATCTTCGACCTCTGTATCCGTAAGATCGTCAGGCCCAATAACGGTAAAATTAACGTTACAGTAGCGTTTAGTGCCATCCGCACGAGTAAAGGTAAGCCGAGAACCGCAGAAGCGACGTATAGCAGATGTTTTGCTTTCGTCATACTTCACGACCACAGTTGGCGACATGCCAATTTTTGTGGCGTCAAAATAATTTGCGCCATAGGTTCCCTTCTCGTTAAATTGATTTTTTGCGGTAATGCTGTAGGTTACGGTATTAACCGGACCGATAGACTGAGGTGATGTAATCAACATGGGCTTGTACTCCTTATATAGGTAAAGCGGAAACAGTCCGCGACTGCCGTTATTACGGATTAGAGTCACATTACAGAAACACGCGCGCAAGAGCTAGCATATTTAAACCTTGTCTACCTGAAGGGATTTTCACTTTAGGTAAAGGCATGCAAGGAGCTTGTCGCGCTAGGAACCTTTTGTAATCGGAACGAACAACAGTAGTAAGGGGAATTTGTGTATCATACATCGGAATTTTTACATCTTCCGGTTTCTGACCCCCTTCCATTAGTATACGGTTGTCGTTAGATGCTCGTGCGAAGTAGCCTGTTCGGTTTTCTCGTAAGACCGACTCGCAATATTGCATAGGTATTAGAGGGACACGATTATTGTATCTCTCCACCGATTCGAGCGATTTGCCCACTTTG